CCCCACTTCTACATAATTGCTGTAGTATTGTTCCTGGTCTTTCGTCGGCGGAATCACGCGCGAAAAAGCATCAAAATCACCACTGAGGATTGCGCCCTCAACCTGAATTTGAGCTTTCACACTGACACCGTACAGTTTTTCAAAAAGCAACCGAGTGTCATCTGAAGGACCAAAGTCCTCTACATTTAACACGTCAGGAGGATGATGATAACCGTCATCGACGAATCTGGGCACGACTCCTTCGGTCAGCTGTAACGCCTTCCGTGCTATCGCCCCAACTATTGGACATTGCGGTGTCTCATATACACAAGACAACGCTTTGGCCCTTAGTAGCTGATCTAATATTCTTGGCCCGGCATTCAGGCCACATGGACTACATGTCCAGCCAAACCCCATAGCAAATCTACGGGGGTCACGGATAATCTCACCTGATTCAGAGAAGATGAGACCACAGAATGATGCTTCACATGGGTCAACCACTTTTTCGATCTTAATGGTAAACCCGACACGTTCGAAGTCCTTGCTGTCTAGTTCGACGTCTGTGCTAAACAAACCGTCATCACCTTCAACAAATCCTTCAACCATGCCTCCTTTTTCAGCAACAAGAAACTTAATGAGCATCAGATTCGAAAACCCATTGCCCAACGAGGTACACATGTCCCCGGACATTCGAGTGCCGTTGACCTTTGCACAGACCCCGTTTCTTGTTTTCATTCTATTTTGGCCGGAAATTACACCGCACAAGTAATCAATGTATCTGTCTGTGGATAGACAGTGCCTATACAACCTTAGCTCAATAGCTGACATCACCTCGGGGGAGAAGTGACTCTCAAAGGCAGTGTAATCCGTGGCATAATAATGCCTACCAGATTTCCTAAGACCTTTGACAAGCGCAGCACGCTCCGTTACAGGAACATGCTTTATGAACTCAGGCAGTTTGTACAATTCATTCTCAATGGCTTTGAAACGGGGTCCAGCGAAGACCTTAAAGGCATCACATCTTGAATTGATAAGCCGAATGTGCTTAAATCCAGGATAAAATTCAGCCTTACAATGAG